GATAGCAACATTGTAACTTGTTGTCGCATTTGTATATAAAGCGGAAGCTCCCACTGCCACATTTTCTGCGCCTGTCGTGTTTGTTGTCATCGAATCAGCACCAATCGATACGTTTGACGCCGCAGTGGTGTTTGCCACAGCACTATTAGCTCCAAGAGCTGTGTTTGACGCTCCGGTAGTGTTAGCCGATAACGATGCATATCCAATGGCTGTATTGTTATTTGCGGTGCTATTTGCATCAAGTGCTATAAATCCAACGGCAGTGTTGTTTGATCCTGTGGTATTAGCCTCCATAGAATCTGAACCAACAGACGTATTAGCTGAACCTGTTGTGTTAGCTGCTAGTGTGTCGTGTCCAATCGCAACATTCGCACTTGCCGTAGTATTGGCTGCTAGTGCATCCTTACCAAGTGCAACATTGTTTGCGCCAGTAGAATTAACTAAAAGAGAATCTGCTCCTATTGCAACATTGTTGCTTGCAGTAGTTGTCGCACCACCCGCATTGTCACCGACAAAAGTGTTGTCAGAGCCGCTAGTCAGTGCATCTCCTGCACTATCGCCTATAGCTACATTGTCTGTACCTGTGGTCAGCCCAGTACCAAACGCACCTGAACCAAGCCCTACGTTGCCTGTACCGCCTAATACGTCGAGTACATCTGTAACCGCCGCGCCTGAACCAGCACCATCAGTGGCAACCATCCTGATACCGCCGTTTGGTATGACCACATTTGCGCCTGTGCCTGCGGTTAGTGTGACTGTATCACCAGCGGAGTTCTGTACTACCCAGACATTGGAAAGAGTGTTTGGGGCCAGCGTGACTGTACAAGCCTGTGAGAGAGAACCTGTCAGAGTAAGGGCCATCGAGCGAAATGCATCGCTAGAACCATCAGCCATTGTTATGGTTGCTGTGCTAGCGTCCGAAAGAGCCTCGCTTGCTGCCCCAAACTTTTCAGCGATTAGCTCCAAATTAGTATTTGTGACTACGCCCCAATTTCCCGACTCATCGCCAGTTGCCATTTCGTTTAAACGTAAGTCATTAACGTATGTGCTTGCCATAAATAATCCTTTATATATTCAAATTATGCTGCAATTTCTTCCCAAGAAGCGGTTTGTCCTGGGGATATTTCAGAATAACTAGCTGTTTGACCCGGAACCACATTTGAATAACTTGCAGTTTGACCGGGAATAACTTCACCCCATACAATTAAACTTTCTACTTCGCCAGTTCCAGCAACTCCTGTTAAAGATAGACTTGAATCTCCAGTTACAGATAAACTTCCTAAACTAGAAATCCCTGATAAACCCGTAACAGATATTATATTATTTGTAACTAGGCTTAATGTTCCTAATGCACTAGATGCAGTTACTCCAGTACAAGCAACATTTGCATCACAAGTAACCGTTTCGTCGCCAAGAGAAATTGTTGAGGCGGCTCCAGAAACTCCTGTTATAGCAAAACCTGCTGCTAATATAGTCCCTAAACCGCTAGTTCCAGCAACTCCTGTTTCCGCTACATTAGCATCTGCACTAACTGTTTCTGTGCCTAGCGCAGTAGTTCCTGCTAACCCTGTTAAAGCTAAGTTAGAATCACCCGAAACAGTTTCGGAACCTACAGCACCTGTCGCTGAAACTCCTGTTTCTGTTATATTTGCGCTAGCTGAAACACTTAATGAGCCTAATGCTGATGTTGCGCCAACGCCTGTAAGAGTTATGGCACTAGCTTCGCCCCAGGTTCCAGAACTCCATGTGCTTCGGCCCCAGCCAGAAACAATAGCCATAAAACTATTACGCTATTCTAATAACAGCGTTTGATGCATCAGCAGTAGGAAAAGTAATCGTAAATGACCCAGCAGTAGACGTTTTATCTCCACCAAAATCAAACACAGCCACAGCAGGATCACCAGTAGCTGTGTCATTAAATATCATGCAGCCTCTTGCCGTAACTGTTGCTGTCCCAAATGTAAGATCAGCAAAATCTGTAAATGCTGTAGTTCCTGAAGTTGTTGGATCAACACGAGTTAACGAATTGCCTTTAGCAGTATAGTTGGTTCCACTTGCTTCTTGAGATGTAGTGTAAGCAGTTGTAGATGCAGACATGGTTGCTGAACTTGTATAAAGCGCAAGTCTAAACGTGTTCCCGCCAGAGTTTTTAAAATTATGCACACCCTCTAAAAGCTCTTTTTTAAAGCTGGTACACATAGCCTGAGTTATAGCCATTACAGCCTCCTTATAATATTAGCCAAGTCTTTATGACCTTGCTGTTCTAATTGATTACATGCTGTGCATATATGGTTTTGAATTCCTTCTTTCACATAGAATGCTATAACAGATTTACATTTATCTCTAAAAGCATGAGCCTGCGCTTTAACCATAGGGTCTGCATCATCACTTATAGATATTAATTTATTTGTAGCCATTTCTGCTATTTCTTCAACAGAATGACCTCGATTATTTGTAGTCTGAACACCTAAATTGCCTATTGAAATTTCAAATTTATCTGTTTGCATTAATAATTACTTGGTTCAACTGGAGTTAAATCTTTTCTATTTATAATACCAACTGGCTTTTGCTCTTCTTCTAGCTCTACTTCTGACCATTTGCATACTTTGATAAACCCATCGCAATCTTGATAAGTAATTTTAGGATCATCTAATCTATGATAACCGTATAGTTTTTCTTTTATATCTATATCTGTATCCATTAAAGACGATCTTGGAGCTATTGATACAGACATTCCTGAATCTATGCATTTAGAAATCCAAAACTCTACACAGCTTCTACCTGATTCAGCAAAATGCATATTAGATTTATAAGTAAAATCTACGCCAAATACAGAAAGTTTTCCTACTTTTGCAAATAAAGCAAATGCTATTGCATAAGCTACAGTATTGTTAAAATAAGAACATCCCAAAGACGCTACTACTTCTTCCAGCGGGTATTCAACAGCAGAAGGAACTCTTCCATCTAACTCACATGTATATATTGGAAAATAAGATTGAGGAAGTTTTTGCCTCATCATTTTTGTCATTCCACCTGCATCTTCTGTATCAAGAAAACGACTCATTGGATCAAGAATAAAAGCTCGATCTATATCAGGCAAAATACCTATCATTGCATTTATCGCCCAAACTTCATCAAAAAATACGCTGTGTGCTTGAGATAAATGAAAATCTATCTGGCTTAAACCCATAGCAACTACTGCAATATTTTTGCCTTCTAATTCTTCTATAAAATGCACATCACGCATTTATTCTTCTTTGACCGCTCCTGTAAGCATCTTTTCTATTATAGCTATCAGACTCTAATGTTAATCTTCCCAATGCTTCCTTAAATCTGTTTTCATAATTAGCCAGTATATCTGGCTCTCCTTTCATAAAGGTATACGCTTCTACCAATCCAGCATAAAGCAAAGCCTCTGAAGCATTAGTTCCAAGCCAGGATGTTCCTCCAGAAGAAGCAGTTATTGATTGAGGAACATAAAAATAATGAAGTTCAGCAGTAAAACCAGAGCTAGGAGAAGGCCCAACTAAAAAATAATCATCATTAAATTGTGCGTAATATTTAGGTACGCCTGTAGTAGCAGACGCTGGAAAGGCTTCTCTTATATAATTTACATCTTTATTTAACAAATAATTATAGTTGCTATCACTATCAATAACTGCCAGTGAATAAGGGTAAAGATAATCTGTAGGAGTGGCTAAATATGAATTTCCTGATGTAAATGCAGCGGTTACATTTTTTCTAAAATTAGGAAGTTCAACAGATTTTATTATCCTGTTTTCTGCTTGAACAATAATATTAGTAAGATTACTTACAAATGATGTTTCTGTGTTTTCAGTGTAATCCTGTATAGCAGATTTTAATGTTGTAAATGTCCAACTCATTATGTACTCACTGTTAGTTTGCCAACACTACCAACCATTTTTAACCCCATCGTGCTTGAACCAAAAATATCCAAACCACCGCCAATAGGATTAAAAGAAAAATATGTAGTAGATTCCGACTCGCCTTTATCTATTCTTGAATCAAATAGTGATTGCGGATCAGATGCATCAACTTCTCCAATTTGTAACTGAGGGTGATCTACATCATAACAATCATCACAAACCCTTAAACCGTTCCTTACCTTGTCTTGAATTTCATATCTAAGGTTTTTTAGTTTGTATGTAAATCCGCATCTATCGCATTCACCTAAAGCCCTGCTTGCTCTTGCATATGCCATATCAATATCTGCCCTGCACTAAATCAGGAACAAATCTTCCTGTGGCTTTTTCCCTGTCTGAATAACTAACTTCATCCCAAAGCTCGTCATACCTTTGTTTTATTAAAGGTGCCCTTTGTAAAGCTTCATTGTTTTTCATTGAAATATTGTACGCTAATGCATACGTTAAACATGGCAAATATCTGGTAGGAACATCAGCATTATTTGACGCTGGATTGCCAGCATCTTCAACCCTGTTTATATAATCATAAACAAGTGTATATGTTTGAGAGCCATCTGGAGTTGACCACAAAACAACATTAGAAGTTCCAACATTTTTGTCAATAAAGAATTGTGTTGGCTTTGATTGGTTTAATTTTGATGCCTGATGATTATATTCTGTCCTCGATATTCTTCTAAGCCTTTGGTCAAATTGTTTATTTACATCTCCAGCATCAGTTCTTATAAATGCATCAACTATGTCTAAGGCAGAACTTGGCAAAGCATACGAACTTGTGCCAGCAGTTAATGCTTGAGTATTTTGTTCTATAGACCAAAGATTAAGTCCTTTATTTTGCCATTCTAAAAATACAAGATTCAAAGCTCTTTTTGCGCTTCTGTAATCATAACCAGAGCGAATTTCCATTCCACAAAGATCGTAAGCCTCTTCTAAAATATCGCCTATATCCAAGTTAAATGTCGTTGTTCCGCTTGTAGCCATAATTTACCTTCTATGCCTTGCTGTCTTTTTAGCTATCTTTCTAGGTTGTTTTGAGTGTTGTTTTCCTTTTGCGGTATCTTCTCGTTTTTTTCTTGTCGTAGCCGCATATTCAGAAGAGGAAAGAGATTTAATAGCAGAACTTGGTAAATAACGCTCTCCTGTTTCAGAAGACTTTTTCCCACTTTTTGTTCTCCACTTCTGTTTAGTCCACTTTTTTAATGATCTTTGTGATTTTTTTAACGGCATTATTCATCCTCTTCTAATTTATCACTATAAAGATTATTAAAAGTAATTAACGGGTCTAAGTAGCTTTCGTGTCCTTCCGCAGAATGTATATATTGAGATGGAGTAAAGTCAGGAACCCCTTCTCCAGTTCTCCATAATGCTGGACTTGTCGCTCTTACCCTATTATTAGGAAGCGCAACAAAGTTTCCTTTCCACTGGCAGTCTTCAGTTATATATAAAACATGAGACTGTTTATGTTGTGCTGGATCATCTGCGATAGAGTTGTTTGTATAATCTACTGTAAACATATACTTTGCTTGATAAAAGCTATTATCTATCTTGCAAAGCCAGGGACTAGAACTAACTCTGTCCATAATAACAACAGAGTGATCTCTAGATTCGCAGTCCCAAGGCTGCGCCAAATGATCCTGCATTGGCAAAGCCCATTCTTCTACTGGTATATCTGCAACTAAAGCCTGTATTGGCATTCTTGCCCACATTGCTCCACCATGAATATTTTCCATATTTTCATGGCTATCTATCTCACAACCAGTAAAAACAACCTGAAAACTTAAAGACCTATCTGGTATCGTATTTACAGCAATAGCCAAGGCATGAATAAATTCCCCGTGATATCTTTGATGATTACAGGTAAATTCTTTCCTAACCCAGCATTTAAACTGGGGTATATTGCTAATCAAATACGACACTAAGTGTATCCGCCACCCTTATCCTTGTACTGCTTTGCAAGCATTTGAGCTTTTCTAGCAGACCATTGCCCAGCTTTCCCACCTTTAGTTCCTGCTTTAATCCTTTTAAAAAGATTTTTACGCATTGTGGGTTTGGTATAGTTTCCAGCCTCATTAACTTTAGACTTAGATTTTTTAGCCCTGCTCATAGCCTAACACTTCCATCTTCTGCGAGCTTGTCTAATCCTAGAATTTGGATCATTTCTAGTTTTAGCAGAACTCTTTTTTAGCTGACCTAAAGACCTAGCGCAGTAAGACTTTCTGCGCTTTGCATCTTTGCTGCCTTTTTTTACATCACCTGTAACTGCTGTTTTTAACTTAGAGCCAGGATTTGCTTTGCGATAAGCAGCAACTCCTTTCTTAGTCATGCCAGCACCAGATTTAGTAGGACGATAATTAGCCCCTTTACCCTTTGTTGTTTTGGGTATTGGGTTTTCTCGTTTTCTTTTAGTCATAAAAAATATTTAAGAAATACTATTGGCTAGTTATCTATTTCTTTTGATGGCTGGGCCACCCATAGAAGAACCTTTAGTCCCCTTGCCATTGGTTATTCCGCCACCAAACATTTTCTTTACATACTGTTTGTAAGACTGAACCTTGGCTTCTTTACCTGTTTCCGTTCCACCACCAGCCATAAATTTACCGCCAGAAGCTCTTCCTTTGGTCATTTTACCGCCACCAGACATGTATTTGGTTTTTTTCTTGCCCGCCATAATTTTGCCTTAAATAAATTTATTTCTTTTTAGTAACTTTTTTTGCTGTAACTTTTTTTGGCTTTGGCTTTTTAGGCGCAGCTTTCTTAGGTTCAGCTTTTTTTGCTACTGGTTTCTCTTCTGGTGCTTTCTCTTTTGAGGGTACTTTTTTAGGTTTAGCAACAGGTAGGCTATTATTAGCCTCGTCACATTTTCTTTTTGCTTCCTCAATATTTGCTTCAGGCCCAAATACAGGCAAATAAATGCCATTATCGCCTAATTTTAAAACATTATATTTTGGAGGGAACTCACCAGTTTCTGAAATGACATATTGTTTGTCTGTCAAATTCTTCTCCCTTAATTAGAATACACTTTTACCATTTCTAAAATAATGGAATATGTATCCCCTGATGAATGGCCTTTTGTAGTAAAAAGGATATCTCCGTCTTTACCACTTCCTGCATTATTTGGAATGCCACCAAAATCTTTAAAGTCCATATGTCCATTGCTGCTTTCTGCAAGTTCCATTAAAAGAACATTGGTTGAAGCATTTAAAAACAACTGAACAGACATGCCTACTATCGCGTGGCTTATTCTTAAAACTCTTACTTCAGAACAAGCTACGCCTTCAGCATTGGCCGTTAAAGCAGAAACATCTACTTTAGCAACCGCAGACTCGCCAGTGCCGTCACTGACATTGGTGAATTTCATAATACAGTTTCTTGGGCCATCCTGGATGGTTTGTGAGGTAACTGCATCAGCCATAACCGCCTCCTATTACGCTATCTGAACGTACTCAATAATGAACGTAAAAGAACCTGCCGTTGTAGCATCAACAGTATTAGTAATGTTGCAGTAGATGGTTCTTGCAGCAGAAGTGTACTGAACAGAAGCAGGGGCCGTAGTGCCGCTTTGAGTCTGAACAACTAGAGTGGTTAAAGTTACATTATGCTCAACAACAGTTGTGCCGCCATCAAGAATTTCATCAGTCACTGCCGCAACAATCTGTGCGCCAGAACTAGAAGTACCAACTTCATAACCAATGTCACCCGTACCAATAACTGGTGATGTGTCACAAAAGATTTTGATGTCAGTAATAATTGTGTTTGCAGGCTGAGTGAACTCACCGATAGATGGGCTGTCACCCGCTGTAGTGTTAACAGTTACGCCTGTGGCGTATCCAACGTGTTTTACATACTTACCTGTTACGATTCCTGTAGAAGCAATATCTACTACATCGGTAACTACGCCTGTAGTGGCGTTCTTTGAAATAACCTTAAAGCCATTTTCGGAGCGAACCGCTCCATTGAAAGTTGTATTCGCCATTAATTTCTCCTAAAAGAAAAAACTCTATCATCTTGGCTTGTCTGCTAGGTCAGTTGATAGAGAAATAAATATCCCTAGATACGAAAAAAGGGAGACCCCGTTAAGAGCCTCCCTTGAGTTCTTACGAACTACCCGGTGATCCGAAAATTCCAAGTGGGTCACTTACTCCAAACGAGTATCTTTCCCTACTTTTATATCTCACATTACCAGTATCAAAGTCTCCGTCCATAGAAGTTGTCATAGGACTTCTGACAAAGTGCTTCATGCCATCAGGTACGTCTGTCGTAATAAAGAAAGCATTTGTATCAGTCAAATAATGATTGACTACATAGCCTTCAGGAATTACGCCATTTGTCTTAATAGCATTAATATCATTGTCAGCCGTTCCAACTCTATAATCACTTTGCAACAATCTAGTTGCTACAAACTGAAGATCAGATGGAACAATCAACTTTCTAGGTCTAGCTGCGATTTTAAGACCTCTTTCGTCAGTCCACTTGCCAATCTGAATAACCGCATCCTCTAAGGATGTTTCATTCAGGTCTGCTCCAGTAGACGGTCTATTAGAGTTCTTTCCGCCACTTACAAGTGGGTGTCCGTCACCACCAGTAACACCATCACCTGAAGCAGTAAATAAATTTACTCCATCACCTGATTGGAAACTGCTGGTAAACCCATTATTAAGTGGATAAACCGCTTTAACCTGTTTTGTATACGCCATTGCTCTGGCTAGTGCTTTAGTGTATCTGCCAGAAAGACTCACATAAAGATTGTCCTCCATAGCTTCTTCAGTAATGCTAAAGCCCATAGCAATAGTTTCGTGAGTATAGCGGGCCACAAAAGACTCTTGTGCAACATCATAACTGATAGCTGCGCCCTCATCTTTAACTGGAGCCGCTCCAAAACCTGACAACTTCAACTCTTCTTCAAAACTTCTTTCAGAGTTTTCTGTTGCATAGATTTCTTCATGCTCATTGTCGTAGTTAGCGTACTCTTCTCCAAAGAGAGCATTAAGTCCGGGGAGAAGCTGCTTTAGCTCTTGCGCTCTTGAAATAGCTGCCATTATTTATCTCCCTTAACCGATACCAGTTGTATTCAACAACTGATGCCCTACGTTAAACATTACTAATACATCAGTATAGGAATCACCAACAGCACTATCTGGGCCATCAACAAAGTCAATGATCTTCAGAGG